ATAGACGTTGGCCTGGGTGCTGTTCGGCGGGGTCCAGGTGAACGGCAGGCAGCCGTAGAGCGACGCGAAAAACGATTGGATCGTCGCGGATTGGGATGGCAGCAGGACGGACCACGTCACGGTCCATTCCTCGAGCTGGGTGTTGATCCCGTCGGCGATGCGATGCACGTAGCCATCGCCGAAATTCGTGGCGAGGACGCGCGGCACGATCTTGCGCGACGTCCCTTGCGCGCTGGGCTGCATCGGCGGCGAGAAGGTAGGGTAGCTGCTCATCAGGCCACCCCGCGGTTCTGACGGATCGCGCTGTAGATCAGGCCACCCGGCTGAAGGTGACGCGCCATGTTGTCGTCCATCGTCTGCTTGACCTGCCGCGAGATGATGTCACCCATCTGCTTGGACGCCTGGACGTTTGCTGCCCCGTTGCCGTTGGCCGGCGAATTGACATGCACGGTGATGGCGGGGCTGTAGCTAAACCCGCCGCTCGAGCCGCCCGACATCTTCACGCCGAGATCGCCGTTGGCGAGACGTGTCAGCGGCATCGCGGCTTCCGGGCCGGCCTCGCCGGCCAGCACCATGCCGTCGGCCGCTGGGATGAGCGTGGGACCGCCGAACAGACCGCCCGAGCCGTAGAGCCGGATGGGGTTGTAGACGCCGCCTGCGGCCAGTCCTGCCGAGCCGCCGGCGATGTTCGCAGCGGCTTGGTTGCCCAAACTCGTCAGCGTGGACGCGGTGGGCAAACCCTCGGCGCTATAGCCGCTTATTCCACTGGTCAGTAGTCCCCACAGACCCGAAGCGCCGCTCGACAGCGCGTTGCTCAGCGGCTTCTGCACCGTAGCCTGTATCGTGATCTTGATCAGATCGTTGAGCAGGCCGCTCAGCACGCTCCGCAGGTTCTGACCGCCGGTCACAGCGCTGGTGAAGCTATTGAGAATGGAGGAGCTCATCGCGTCAAAGCCGCTGCGCACCGCCTGCTGCTGGTTGGCCAACTGCTTCAGCGCGGTGACGGCCTGGGTGGATTGCACGAGATCGCTTTCCGCCGAGGTGCCGACCAGGCCGGCCTGGGTCGGATCGTTGAGCATCTGCTGATGCACGGTGGGCGCCACCATCGCCATTTGCGCCTGGTCCTGGTTGATGAACGGACCGAGGGCCAGGTTGGCGTTGAGCAGGTCTGATTCCGAATTGTTGCCGGCGATCGCCGAGTTGACCTTGATCATGCCCTGCGCGTTCGTGGCCTGCTGCTGAAGAGCTTGCGACTTTTGGAGCGACGCGATGTAGGTGTTGATCGCCTGTGTCATGTCGCTCGTGGTCGACATGCTCTTCATCGCGCCGGCTTGCTGCAAACTGTTGTAGTTTTGCAGGGTCTGCTGGAGCTGCTGGAGCGCTGCGTTGCCGGCCAACGCGGCCTGGGCGAGCATCTGAGCCTGTTGGATCTGGATCAAAAGCGCGCCGTTGGACTGGTCCGTGCTGTTGGTCAGGCCCTGCACGTAGCCGAGCTGTGCCGAGGTTGTGCCCGCGGCCGCATTGCCCGGCGCGAGCTGCGGGTTGGCCACGCCGAGGGCGGCGAATTGCGCGGCCTGCGGCATACCGGCCTGGGCGAAGGGCAGACCGGCCCTGAACCGCGCCGTGGCTAGATTGGTGGCGCTGTTGGTGTTCGCCATCGCCACGGCCTGCTGAGAGCCGTAGAGGTCGGTTGCGGCCGCGCCCAGGGCTTGCAGGTCTGGTGCGCCGTTGCCGCCGGGCCGGATGCTCGCGATCATCTGGCTGGGCGACATGACAGTGCCGAGATTGACGCCTAGCGAAGTCGCCAGGTCGGCGATGGCCTGCGACGAGACGCCCTGGCTCATGAAGGAGCCGGCGCCCTTGTATTGCATGCCCGCGGTCAGCCAACTCTGCGCGCCGCTCTGGCCCGTGTTTTTCTGCAAGTTGGCCAGATATGCGGCCATCGCATTGATGCTGGCGATTGGATTGGTTGGATCGACCGGCCCATAGCCAGGCACGTTCTGCGCCGTGCTCGGCATAAACTGGCCTAGCCCTATCGCGCCGGACTTCGGATTGACCAAGTTCGGGTTGAACCCCGAATTCTCAGTGCCTAGCATCGTGGTCAGGAAGTTCTGCGGCACGCCATATTGCTGGGCCGCCGCGGCGATCGCCGCCTGATACTGCTGCGGCACGTTGTAGGTGCTCGGCGTCTGCTGGCGCATCGAGATGTCGTTCATGCGCGACCCGATCACGCCGGCGTAGGTTTGCATCAGGCCACGCTGCGAGTCAGGCGCGCCGGCGATCAGCATGTTCAGCTGCGCCTGGTTCTCCATCGAGTTGGCGTCGCTGTAGTTCTTCGTTGCCTCCGTGGCACGCTGCTGGGCCTGCAACAACTGCTGCGCCGCGTCGGCCTGGCTCTGGATCGCCGAGACCTTCGCCTTGGCGTTGGCGAGGTCCTGGGCGTTGCCGCTCCAGATCTGCTGCGAGATCGACAAGACCTGGGCCTGCGCCTTGGCGAGATCGTCGCTGTATTGCTGCTGCAGCTGGATCGACTGCTGCGCATAGCCGGTGTTACCGCCGGCTTGCGCGACGCTCAGGACCTGCTGCTGCTGGCCGAGCGTGTTGCGCTGCGTGTTGGTGCGCTGATAAGCGCTCAGCAAGCCCTGGTTGCTCAGCTGGTTGAACTGCGCCGCGGTGTAGGCCGTGCCCTGGCTGCCATCGATCTGGCCGCTCAGGATCGCGTTCAGCGTGGTGTTGTCGACCCCGAACGCATAGGCGGCGGCGGCGCGTTGGATCGGGTCGTTCGACGAAGTGGCGTTCGCCGCGATGTTGATCTGCTGCTTCGTTGCATCGGTCTGCTGACCGATCTGCACCAGGAGCGCCTTGCCGATCGTGATACGCTCGGCCGTGCTCTTGTTCAGCGCATCGGACGCGGCCGCCGCGGCCTGGTCCTTCGTCGCGCCATCCAGGAGGGCCTGGGTCCTGGCCTGCCAGGACTTCACGAAGTCGTCGGCCGCCGCCTTGCCCTCGGTCAGTTTCTGCTGGAGCTGGGTCTGAAGATCGATGTCGCGCTGCGACGCTTCCTGCGAGCCTTGCAGCTGGCCAGCGACTCCTTGATCGAAACTGCCATTGATCGCGCCAGCGATGTTGTCGTTCAGCCCTGGGCCGCCCATGGCCTGCGCCAGCGTGGTGCCGGGGCGAAGGTTGGACGTGCTCACCCCATACTGCGGTGCGGCCTGGAGGAAGGCCTGAGCGCGGGCGCGCTGGTCGGGCGGAAGGCTCATCAACCACGCCTGCTGACCGGTCTGGTCCTGCTGGCGCTGCCAAGGCGCCAAGGCATAGGTCTGCTGCTGCCCCAGCGCAGTGCTGGCGTTATAGAACTGCCGTGCCCCTTCCGTGTCGCCGTAGGCGCGCTGGAACAGCCCAAGCCCATTGCCAGGCGCATTGAGTGCGGCGATCTGCTGGGTCGCATTGGCCCACTGGGCGTAGCCACTGCTTCCGAACCCGGCCAGCTGGCCGCCCAGCGCGGTCTGCTGCGCCGCGATGTCGGCCGGGCTCAGGAATCGGTTGTCGTTGACCGCAGGGGCGGTGTAGCCGCCCGGCAGATAGTTCGATACTTCTCGGCCTATCGCCGTCCATGCGGCTGGGAAAAGCCCCTGCTGCTGGCGATCGCCGACGAACTGCGCCATGATGGCGGACTGGTTTCGCCCGAACTGGCCCGAATTCCAATAGCTCAGCGTGTTGAGCAGCGGGTTCGATGTGCCGACGACAGCCGGATCGAACAAAGCCCCCAGCAGGTTGGTGGACGATCCCAGTTTCTGCCAGATGCTGCCGTTCTGCTGGAGGTTTTGCAGGTAATCGAGCTGCTGGGCCTGCGTCGAAAACGACATCGACGGGGGCACATTGTAGCGGCTCGTCAGATCGGCATATTGGGCGGCGAACTGGTTATTCTGATAGGTCTGTTGGTCGACGAATTGCGCGGTGCGATCGGCTTGGACGTTGTAGCTCTGCGCATAGTTGCGCGCCTGCTGTGTCGCGATCGGCACATAATCGAGCCGCTGCAACTGGCGAATGCTCTGCGCATCCATCGGACCCAACACGGTCTGGATGTCGCGCAGCTTCTGCATCGTGTCGCGATACTGACCCGCGTTCGCCACGAAGGATTGCAGCACGTCGCCGGCCTGATCATAGCCGCCCTGCGGCACAATGGTGCCATAGCTTTGCGCGACCTGGCGCACCTGCATCCCGAACGGCGTTTGGTTCTCCGTCGCCGCGCTGATGCGTTGCAGCGCTTGCGGGATCTGATCGGCGGCAAGCTTCAGCCGGTTTGCCTGATTGACGAAGGTCTCAAACCCGGCCGCGCTCTGGCCGAACGTCGTCGCCACGGCGATGACCTGGTTCAGGCTGTCGCGGAACGAGTTGGTCGCCGTCGTGCTGGTTCCCATCACGTCCTGCCAGGCGTGCATCTGGGTAATCATCAACTGGAGCGCCGAGCCGGCCTGCTGCAGGCCGAACTGCCACATCGTCATCGCCTGGAGCTGCTGCTGGAGCGATTGGCTGAACGCGGCGCTGGTCTGGGCCAGATCCTTCTGGCTCGTGTTGGCCTGTGCCGCGGCGAGCGCCATGGCGGTCAGTGTGTCGCTGGCCTGCTTGGCCTGGCTGCTGTCGATCGAGAAGGAGAGCGACGCGAGATCAGTCATGCGCGCCTCCTATTTCGCCGGCGGGGTGGGCCGCATGACGCGGAGATAGGTCTGGTCGAGCTGCACGATCGCGCTGAGTTCCCAACGCGCCAGACGGATGCCAGTCAGTTGTGACCAGGCCAGCATTTCGCTGGCGGGGATTGGCAACATCCCGACCTCGGTAATCGGGCGGCCGCGGCACATCTCGCCGAAATACTGGACCAGGTAGGCCACGCTTTCGGGGATCTGGTCGGCGCTGACCTCCTGCGGATGAGGGCGACCGACCTGGCGGCGATAGCTGGCAAAGGCGTCGCGCAGCGTGCCGCCCTCGGGCATCGGCTTGTCGAGCTTGAACAGCGCCTCAGCGCCAAGGACGAGCCGGCCGATCAGCGAGCCAAAAAATTTCCATCGTCATGGATGAACTTGAACGCGGCCTCGCTGAGCCAGCGCCAGCGCGGATCGGACCAGAGCCGGCGCGCATTGTCGGGTGTCCAGGGAAACGGCGTGCCGTCGATCGAGAATTCGGTCCAGCGCACCGTGCAGGCCGTCAGCAACTCGACGTTTTCGCGCTCGATGTCGTCCTGGGTCAGGTTGATGCCGCGACCCGACTTAGCGACCCGTTCCTGCATGATGCGCCGGCTCATCGCCTGGAACACGTCGGAACTGCGGCCTAGCAGGGTGATTGTCAGCGGTTGGCCGTTGTCACCCTTGACCGGGGCGCGGTTGGCGGGATGGATGATCTCCATATCCGCCCCGATCTGCGACTTGGCCAGCGTGTCGAGCGTGGCGAGATCGAAGCTCATGCCGTGAGTTCCTTCACTACCCAGATGATGGACTCTTCGAGGGCGGTGATGGCGAGGCTGCGGTAGCGGCCCGGTTTGACCTGCTCGATCAGCGCTTCCAGTTCCGCGGCCTTGGCCTTGAGCTGGTCGTGCAACGCGATCTCGTCGGCAGTGAGTTGCCGATATCGTGGCCGGAACCGCGACGTGGTGATCGGCACGCTGGACTGACGGGCGTCAGGTTCGGTCTCATAGAGATGCGACATACGGACCACATAACAATGTGGTTTCCGTCCGTCAATCGGTTCCGAATTAGCACAGAGTCGTGTGTTTAGGTGATATCGCCTGGCAACGGGACTTCGATCGTGCCGGCGTTGAGCACCTGCTGGCCCATCGTCTCGGGCCTGTCCTCTGGGCAGTTATCCAGCCGGATTCGGGCGCCAGGCCCTTCGCAATTCCACGGATTGGCGAATTCCTCGGCACGCTGTTCCGGATCTTCCGCATCCCGCAGCGCGGTCGCGACGATCGAGGCGCGGGTCCGGCTGTAGGTGCAAAGTTCGCGCACGATGTCGCCGCGCCCCGCGGGCGCACCCGGGACCATTTCATTGCCCACCCTGGTCAGCTGGATTCGGAACTGACCAAACAGGAACGGCCGGATCAGAAGCGAGTGACGGGGGGAGCGGAGCTGGCCACGCCGCAGATCGAGCAGCAGCTTGTCCTCGACCTCGTCAGCCATCTCCGTCCCTTCCCTTGTTGCGCGTCACTGGACCAAGCGCCAGCCCACACACGAAAACACACGATGATGTGGATATCAAGCCCCGATCCAGCTCGGCACCGAACTATCCATCATGCTGATCGAGGTGGCGTCCAGCGCGGTGCCGGCGCCGCCGGCGGTCTGGTAAAGGCCGCTGAAGTTGAACGACTGGATCAGGCTCATATCGCTGTCCGACTTCTGGGCCGACATCGCCTTGACCCTTGGGATGAAGATGCTGATGAAATCGGAGTTCGGCGCCTGGGTCGAGGTCAGATAGGCGTGGAGCGTGGTCTCGGTCTCGGTGATAAAGTTGGTCTCAAGCGTCTCATCGGTGAACATGGCGGTGAAGCTGCCATTGACCCGCATCATGCCCATGAAGATTTCGGGCACCACGTCCGAGCCCAGCACAGGGTTAGACTGCACATTCGCGGTGAGCTGGAGCGACAGGCCGGTGATGATGCCGAGCGATGCGCCGTTGTAGGCGATCTTGCCACTCACCGCGGCGAGCGAGTTGTCCGTCGTCGGACCCGCGGCCGACCCGTAGACCTGGGTCGTGCCGGTGATCATGTCTTGACCCGTCACGGTGGCGCTGAATGTCACCAGACCCGTGGCCGGGATGTTGAGCGAGATCTGGCTGATGCGGCAGCCCACGAAAGCCTCGGAGATACCCACATCGGCGAACCAGTGCTCCAGCGTGTAGCTGCGGAACAGCTGGTTGCTACCCGCCATGAGCAGCTTCTTGCCGGCCTGGGCGATCGTGATGCCGCTCACCGCCGAACTGACCACGGTCAGCCCCTCATAGACCGAAATCGTGGTGTCGGTCATGGCGAAGATGCGGCAGTTGACGTTGTTGTTCGCCGTGTAACCGCCAGAGAATCCGGTCAGGACAATGATGTCACCGATCTTCAGGCCCGAGGCGAGGAAGCCGCCGGCGCTGGCATTGATCGCCGTGCCGCCGTTCGACAAGGCCGACAGAGTGACGATCTGGCTGGTCAGTTGCACCTTTCCGGCCCAGGTGCCGCGCATCATGCCCTGGAACAGATCGGCATAGGCGCCGGGCGATAGTTGTCCGCTGATCGTGCCCGAGACGCGATGAACGCCGAGCCGGAGATCCTCGACCTGCTGGCTCGGCAGGATTTCCTGGCTCTGGTAGGCGTCGGTCGACAGGGTCAGGTCCGACGAGGTGCGGCGCAGATAGGAGCCTGCCGCGGTCGACTTGACGCCGAACGAGGCTTCTTCGGCGAGCGCAAGCGTCTTCGCAACGCCGCGTGCGAAAGTTGTCGTCATGTGCGGAAACCTTGCTGTTCGCCGCTACCCAAGCGGCATGTGGGACTCTACTGACGCTTCAGCCTATGGGTCGGTGCTGAACCACTGGATCGCGACGGGCACGGTCACCCAGTCGCCGTTTTCGATCGCCGATTGCGGGGAGGCGATCTGGATGATCACCCGTGTGCCGTCCGAGCCGATCAGGACCAGGCCGCTCGGAAACGCGTCCGCGACGAGATCGCCGGCGGCGCGCAGCACGGCCATGCCCTCGTCGATCGCGCCGTTCACGCTGACCTGATAGTAGCCCATGTATTCCGCAACCGAGACGGCCTGCGGACCCAGCGCGATCTTGCGGCGGTTGAGCCCGCTGATCGCGGTGCTGAGATACATCACCCCTTTTGTGGGAGTGTAGGGTGTGTTCTCCAGCGCCAACTCGAACTGCGGGTTGGCCGCCTGAAACGCGATGATCGCGTTATCCAGCGCGGTCTGAATGCCGATCGAACTCACTCGCTGACAACCAGTTCGACGGCTGCCTCGGCGATGGACGGCATCTCGGACACGGTCTGCTGGGTCATGTGCCGCCCTGGCTGGTTATAGTGCCGCCCCAGGCTGTCCTCGCCAACGAACCCATACTCGACGCGTCGCGCATAGACGACCGGGTTGAGCACAACGAGAGTGCTACCCAGCGGCGCGCTGCTGATCGCATCCATTGCGTCTGGCACCGCGCCAGGGGTGGGCTCGGCATCGCCGGCATGAATCGCGGTCCAGTTGGCGCGCAGGTAGCCCGTCTTGACCGGCGTGAGATCCTTGACCCGGTTCACCGCGCCCTGAGCCGTGGCCTGGAACGCCTGTTCGGCCCGCATCAGCGCCTTGTCGACCCAGGACGCCACATCGACCGAGAAATCCGCCATAGCGACCTCCTCAGCGGACCTGGCACACCCATACGAGCTGCTGGTTGTCGTTGATCTTGCTGCTCACGTTCAGGATCGCCTTCTCGACGCCCAGCACGACGATCTTGTCGGTGATGGTGGGAGGCGCAGCAGGATTGGCGCTGAGCGCGGAAATGCCGACCTGGAGGTCATTGGCCTGGATGCGCTGGCCGTCGATCATCGTGTTGTCATAGCTGTTGATGTAGCCATAAACCGTCGTGTCGGCCTGCCAGACCATCGTCACCTGGGTTCCGGCACTCACGGGCCCCGACAAGGGCTCGGTCAGCAGGACCTGCGGAAAAGCATTGTTCACCGCTGGCGTGTCGGTCAGCAAGGGCGGCAGGTCATAGGATGAGAACGACCCGTCGAGCGTGATCTGATCGCCATTTTCGGCGAAGAGAACGGTCCCGCTTTCTAGCGTGATGTCGTTGACCTGGAGCTGCGCCACAGTGGCCGTGACGTTGCCCATCACGAGCTGGTCGCCCGGCACGAGCCGTCCCCGCGCCACGGTGGCGCTGAGCGAAACCGTGACGTCACCTTGGGCCGCGTCTTGGGCGACGGTGAGATTCTTGAGCATGGCTGGGTTGGGCAGCGTATTGTTGCCTGACAGGAAGGAGACCCGCCGCAGCGTGATTTGCGAGCCGCGCTGCTGGTAGCGGGCATCGATGCGACGCTGCAGGTAGTAGCCGCGTCCCATCATGATGCGTTACCCCGCGATGCCGCTGTAGACCTTGCGATAGTTGATCAGCAGGCTGCGCGACGACGGCGGCAGCGCGCCGGGCCCGCTTTGCCAGAACGAGCCGGAGAATACGCCTGACGTCGATTCCGACTGGAGGTTGGGGTCAGCCGCCATCGAGTTGAACATGGCCGACGCGGCCAGCAGGCAGGCCTGCACCGCATCGGTGGGGATCGTGGCATAGCCGCCCGTGTAGCTGACCGTGACGTTCTGGAACCCCTTGCACCAGACCATTCCCTTCGCCCGGAGCGAGAACTTGCCGATCACATAGCCGGCCTGGTTGAACGCGGCCGGAACGACGGGCTGGCCGTCCATCATCACGCTCGCCACCGCGGTGATGGGGAACGTGTTCAGCGGCAGGATCGAACTGCCCGGCCCGTCATAGGTCTCGGTCTGGCTGGACTGCACCAGGTCGCGGTTCAGATAGGAGATACAGGCCTGCGTCGCCGCGGTGAGCAAGGGGGTCAGGTTGGCGTCCTGGCTCGAGTCGGTGATGTTGAGCCACGCCTTGAGCTGCGCCAGCGTGATCCAGGGCGTCGATACGGTTTCGGTCGAGCCAGACACGGATCAGGTAGCCGCTGACTCAGGCGTGGCCGGGGCAGCGGCGCCCGTTGCTTCCGGTGCTGGCGTGGTGGCTGTTGTGGGCGCTGGCGTAGCCGCCGGCGGCTCCGGGGTGGCCGCAGGGGTTGCAGGCGCCGCTGCTGGTGCTGCTGGTGCTGCTGCCGCGGCGGCGGCTGGCGGTGTTGGCGCTTCGAGCTCGGCCGCGATGTAGCGCAGGTTGGCGAGCGAGCGGCGCCGATCCGCTTTGCCGCCCGCCGCCTCGATGCGCGCCAGCAGCGCTGTCTTCTCGTCGTCTTCCGAGCCGGCGGCCGGTGGCGTCGCGAAATCCTCGTCGGTCGCGGCGCGGTGCCCTTCGGTGGAGAGGAACCCCAGCACCTTGAGCGATGGCGAGTCGATCCGAACGAAACCGTCTTCGTCGGGCCGGTATTCGACACCGTCGACCGAGACGGATGTTACGCCGGGCCGCAGCTTGAAGAGATGCATTCGAGTTCTCCTGAAAACAGTCGTGGCGTGGAAGTTTCCCTCCACGCCACGTTTGAGACGGACCGATCAGGCGAAGCCAGGATCAGCCGGCGCCGATATTGGTGATCATACCCAACGACGGCGGGAAATAATGCTGCAGGACGCCATCCATGTAGACGCCGTATTCATACTTGCGCGACCGCAGCGGCCACTCGAGCTGGTGATACTCGCGTCGCAGCTTCATCTGGATCACGTTGGAGACGCCCGACAGCGAGTAGGGCAGCTCATGCGTGACGGCCAGGATGGTGCCGTTCGGCATGTTCGGGTGCAGCTTGATCGGGATCTCGACCGCCTGACCCATGCCGAACGGGTTCAGGTAACCGCGGATACCGAGACCGCCCTGCAGCTGGTCGCGCGCCGTCGAGACGGTGAAGCGCACCAGATTCGGCACGGACGCGGTGTTGGCCAGCACCTTCTTGCGAAGGTAGTTGAGCTCCTGCGTTCCCACCCAGAATTCGGAAGGCGACAGGCGGTAGTTGGTCCAAAACGACTGCAGCATCGTGTCGAACTCGACAATGCCGCCCGACCCGTCCGCGGTGAGCGGCGTGCCGGTGCCGTTCGTGCCGGTCGGCTGCGCGGCCCAGTAGGCACCCGAGCCCGAAGCCGATGCGAGATACAGCAGCCCATTGAACGACAGCGAGTTGGCGCTGTTGTCCGCCGTGATGGTGCTGAGGGCCTGCTGGGTGTTGGCCGGCAGCGCGGTGAAGACGGCCGAGTTGAGCGTGGTGATCGCGGCGAGATAGCACGACGCCGCGCTGTTGGCCGAGCCGACGAACCAGGCATAGGCAACGGCACCCTCCATCGGGGTGACGGATGCGGTGACTGTCGAGCTGGACGCCGAGGTGGTGACGGAGCCGAGCGCCGAGGCTGCGGACGAGCCGCCGCCATAGGTGTCAACCGAGCTGTCGGCGTTGGTGCGGCTCACCAGACCAGGCACACCGCTGACCAGGTTCGAGGAACGCCAGCCTTGGTGGGTCAGCGCGACGACGCCGACATAGACCGTGGTCGCGTTGGCGATGGAACCGCCCGAGCCGATCGCGGTGACGGTCGGGGTCGAGGGCGTGCCCAGTGCGACCGAGCCGTTACCACCCAGAATGGTGGCCTCTTCCTCGATCATCAGCGAGCGAAGCAGGCCCTGGACGGCGAGCGCCTTGAGGTCCTGGAACCCTTCGGCGGACATGTCCGCTTCCCAGGTCACATAGTCGTCGTAGCCGAGGCCACGGAACGCGGCGAGGTAGTCCTTGGTGGTGGTCGAGATCACGCCGCCGCGGTTGCCCTGGCCCAGCGAGCCGATCACGCCGGTCGTGTTGATGCCGACCACGGCGCGCCAGTTGGCCTGGATGCCGCGTCCATTGCCGACGCGCGGGATCGCGTTGCGCAGCGGAGTGAGGACCGGGTAGAGCAGCTTTGCCGGGGCTTCGAGGTCATAGACCTGCAAGCCTGTGGGCGTTGTGGTGGGCTGCAGAAAGGCCTTCGCCAGCACGTCTTCGGCTGCGGAAAGGCCAGCACTCGCCAGGGCGCCCTTGATGAGCTCCAGACTGTCTTGCGGGGTATTCATCAGTTGAGCTTTCGGCTCACCGCTGCCCAGGGCGGCGTATCGGGCAGGACCCTTGGCCTGGTCAGTGACCGGACCGGATCAGCCGGGGCTCAACCGGCGCGACGAGCAGGAGCGGCACATGGCTCGCTCAATGGTGTCGAATACGAATAACATAAAAATGTGATTAGCAAGCAAAATCAGCGGCCGGTCAGGATGGTGCGGATCATTGCTGTGGCGGCGGCTTCCGGATTGGTTTTCGCCAACTCGGCAATGTCGGGACCGGCTGCTTTGCCGAGACCATCCTGCTGACGCGGGATCGCGGCGCTGATGCCGGAATGGCCCTTGTCGTCGGCGGCGGGACGGTTCAGGAGCGCGGCCACGCCCTGGCTCAGCACACCCATCGTTTCTTCGAGCTTACCCATGCGTGCCTCGACCGCCTTGGTGAGCGCGCCGCCGGGCGCGACCTTCTCGGCCTGATCGGGGTTGCGCTTCTTGCCGGCCGAGAACATGGCGCGGCTCCCCGCCGGTCCATGCGCGGACTGGTGCGCCGCGTTCTTGCGGTGCATCGCATCGGCGGTGTGGTCCGTGCCGCCCTGGCCCGACTCGCCCTCGGGCGTGCTTCCGTCATCGTCGCCTTCATGGATCGCCGGACCTGGCCCACCCGTATCCTCCGACTCTTGGTCGGCCTCGTCCGTGCCATCCTCATCGGTCTCGCCGCCCATCTCGCCTTCATCTTCCGACGCTGAGCCGCCCTGAGCCTGGATCAGCGAGCCGCCCACCACCATGATGGCGGACGCGAGGCGCACGATGACCTCGAGCGGGTCCATCTGATCGGTGCCATCGCCGCCGTCATCGCCAGACCCATCATCGCCAGAGCCGTCATCCATACCCTCATCGCCGGCATCGGCCGACTCGTCGCCATCCATCTCGTCGCCGGCGTCATCGTCCGACCCCATCTCGGGCGGGATGGCCTTGCGCAACTCGTCGGGCAGCACGCCCTGCTGGTCCAGCGCGACCAGCACGTCGCCACCCATCGCGACGAGGTCGCGGCCCAGCTCGATGCGGTCGATCGCCAGCAGGGCAGGGTCCTGCGCGAAGCCGACCAGATTCTCCGGCAGTGCGCTCTTGATCAACAGAACAGTGCCGGCGCTGTCGATCTTGAACAGCTGGCCGGCCCGGTCCGCCTTCTCGGCGTCCATCTCGTCTTCCGGCATCTCGACATGGTCGTTGACCATTTCGCGCAGCACCATCTCGCCGACCGCGAGGAAGTGATGGAGGCCCAGTTGGATATGCTCGGGGCATTCCTCATCGGCGTCGCTGTAGCGATAGGCCTTGCCCTCGCAGATGCACTTCACCGTGGTCTCGACCTGGGTGAGCAGCGTGGCGAGGCTGCTGATCAGGTTCAGCCCTTTGGCCAACGGCTCCGGCTCGGGCGCGACTTCATCGAGTGTCGCGCCGATGTCGGCCTCGAACTCGCTGAAGGACTTGGCCAGCAGCGCGTCGCGTGTTTCGGGCGCGGCGTTGCTGATCTCGGCGATGCTGGTCTTCAGCAGCGCAAGCTTGTCGGCGAAGATTTTACGCATGTGAGGACTCCTGCTGTTCCGGCCGCGCCGGGTCACAAAGCTTGTGTTGAGCAAAGGCACGGGACGCTTTTTGCGGGGACGGGGCCGCAGATCTGTGTTGGTCAGGCCGGAGAAGGCTGCTGGGCTTTGCGTGAAACCGGGACCGCCGGTGCCGGCCGAGTCGCTCATGCGCTCTTCGCCGGGGGCGCGAAGTAGCGGCCCATGTGTTTGGCCGTGGCTTTGCCGTAGTTCGACGCGAAATGGTGGTAGAGCCAACCGCCGACCGCATCACCCGCCATACCGCCGGCTGTGCCAGCTGCCAGGGATGCGCCGAACGTTTCGGGGGCCAGCGCTACAGCCGCGCCCTGTCCCAACACTGAGCCGACGGTGCGCGCCACCTGCTCGCCACCCGACATCTTGGGCGCGTAGCTGCCCGGCGCCTTCTTGCCGGCCAATGCGTAGGCGCCGCGCGCCGCGGCTTCGAGGCCGATCTGCCCGACCGCGCCGCCCAGGATCGAGCCGGCCGTCTTCAGGCCGAACCCGACCACGTGTTCAGCGCCGTCTCGCGCGAGAGACTTGAGGCCCGCGCCGGTGAGCCGGCCGGCGATGCCGGCGCTGGCGCGGCGCGGCACCGAGATGACGCCGGCCGCTGTCGCACGTGCGGCTCGCCCGGCGGCACGACTCGCCAGGGCACGCTCGGCACCGGTCCAGCCAGCCGCGCCGCCGGCGAAGCTGCCCACCGAGCCACCAAGTCGGACCGGCTCGAAGAACGAGCGCTTGTCCTGCTTTGACCCAACATCTGGACCACCACCCGCGCCCGAACCAAGCTTGCGGCCCCCGGCCTCAGCGAGATCGCCGGCGCCCATGCCGACGGCGCGCTTGATGCCGTCGCCCTCCTCGGCGCTCCACAGATCGGCCTTGCGGAGATCGACGGCATAGTCGGACTTCTGGTAGCCCTTGAACTTCAGCTCAGTGCTGTTCAGCGCCTCGATCTCGGCGGCACGGCCTTCCTTGCCGGCACGCTTCAGTTCCCCGAGCTTAATCTCGTAGGCCTTCGCCACGATGCTTCGGAAACTTTCCTGGTCCGTGTGATTGCCGCGATGGCCGTCGCGCCAAAGCTCATCGGCCAGGTTCTTGGGATCGATGCGATTCTGCGCGCGTGGCTGCTCCTGACGCGGCTGGTTGCTCTGTCCTTGTGGACGGCCTTCGCGGACCGGGTGGCCAGACATCTTCTGTTCGACCGCGGCCTGGATCTGGCCCACATCGCTGCCGTCGAGGCCGTAATGCTTGCCAAGCACGTCGATCGCGCGGAACACCTGCTTCTTGTCGGACTCGCCACGGATGACATGCACATCGTTACTTTGACCAGCGAATTCCTGAAGGAGCGCCTGTTTGACCTGCCCCTTGTTCTGCCCGTCATAGGCCGGGTTCCACGCCATGATGCCGTGGTTGATGCCCTTGCCGGTCAGGATGTCGGCCCTGTTCTGGGTCGAAAGTAGCGCGGTTTCGGGCGCCTCGAAGAGATCGTGGAGCGCGCTGAAATAGGCGACCGGGTTGTATGGACGCTTGTCCTTCGCGAAATTCCAGCGCTGGTTGTGCTTGGCAATGAACGCGGTGCGCACCTCGTTCTGGAGCCGGCCGTAATCGGCACCCTCCTTGTGCTGATAGGTCCAGTCGCCCGAACCGCCGTCTCTGATCTTGCCGTGGGCCTTGAGCGTGGCCACTGCGGTGATAGCCTCCTGGCGCTTGTCGTCCGGCAGGACCGGCTCAGCGCGGGCGCCCCCACCCTGGCCCTGCGCCCCGCCGCCCTGACCGCCTTGGCGGACACGCTCGCGGACCTGCTCTAGTTCGGCGTTGAACGCGATGTCGCGGCGCGGGCGTGGCTTGCCTTCACCGACCTGCTGTCCGTCGTCATAGGCGCCGACCAGGAACCGGCGCTTGCCGTCGCGCGCTCGATAGGTGACGCCGACCAGGCCTTTGTCCTTGTTGAACGGATCTGGGTTACTCGCCTCGACCTTCAGGCCGCGCGGCAGCGACCATTTCAGCGGGTTGAGCGTCACCTTCGTGCCTGTCTTGTCGTCGTAGGACACGCCGCCGATCGCCTCGGCCACGCCCAGCGCGCCGACAATCTTCGCCTTGTTGTTCCAGGCCGCGCCGCCGATCTTCTCGCCGAAATCGTGGGCCTTCTTGGCCTGAGCCTTCATCCAGGCGCCCGCGGTCTTCATGTCGCGGTCGAACAGCACCCAATGCAGGAAGCCCTTCGGCTCGCGATTGCCCACCATCGTCTCGCGCAGCGCGTGCAGGTCGGCCATCGCATCATCGAGATGCTGGGCCAGGATAGGCGTGGCGCGGCGCATCCAGTGCGCCCCGGCATCCGTCAGGCCGGCGCGGCCCCGGCGCTCCAGCGCCTTCTTCTGCGTCGCTAGGATGCTACCGAGCCGCTTGCCGGCGTCGCGGATGCGCTGCTCTGTCACGGTGTCGAACGCGCGCACGGTCGGATCGCGCCGGATCGCGACCTGGCGCATCAATTCAAGCTCTTCCCGGGTCGGGACCGGCTCGAAGAACGGCGACTTCTTGCCTGTGGCGAACGGGTTGCGGATCGCCTCGCGCTCGGCGGGCCGCAGATCGCCGTGGATATCGGATGACAGATGGTTGACCTGCTCCCTGGCGTCCTCCAGGTCGCGCGTCATGTCTTCGATCTCTGTCTTGGCCGAGGCGTCGAACTGTGTGATCGCGCTATGCAGTTCGGTCTTGAGCGCCTTGAGCTGCGCCTCTGGCGCGAGACGCTTGCTTACCTTCGACTCGATGCCGAATTCGGATTTCAGGAAGGCACGCAACTCGGCCGGATCGGCTTCGTCGTCATCGATCAGTTCGGCGCCCCGGTATTCGACATGCTGCCGCTTCGCCGCCAGTGCATCTACCTTGCGCTGCAACTCACGTTGCGTCTTCTGGGCACCCGGCATATCGCCGGTGCGGCGGTGTAGCGTCTCCTTGACCTCATCCAGCGTCTTGGTCCGGCGCGCCACCAGTCCGTCCCACAGCTTGCGGGCCTCGGGGCTGAGCTGCTCCGGATCGACGTTGTTGA